TGCGTTGTTGGGCGACATGAAAGACTTCGACCGCAAGATGGACGGGGCGACGAAGAAGGTTTCGACGTTCGACAAGACGGTTGGCAAGATGGGCAAGGCCGTCACGAAGGCCGCTAAACTAGCCGCCGCCGCCGCCGCTACCGCCGTCGTTGCCTTCGGAGCGTCTGCCGTCAAGACGTTCGTAGAGTTCGACACTGAGATGCGTAACGTATTTACCCTCATGCCTGATCTATCTGCCGAGGCACGCGAAGCGATGGAGGAGGACGTTAAGGCTCTCGCGGAACAGATAGGCGTTCTTCCTAACGAAGTGATCCCTGCCCTATATCAGGCGCTCTCAGCCGGTGTTCCGCAGGAGAACGTCTTTGAGTACATGGCGGTTGCTGGTGAAACAGCTATAGGCGGCACCATCGCGCTTGAGGATGCAGTCGTTGGACTTGCACAAGTTATGAATGCTTACGGTGCGGAAGTCGATACCGTGCGCGATTATTCGGACATCATGTTCTCAATCGTCAGAGACGGTATCACGACGATGGAAGAATTGTCTGGCGAGCTATTCAAGGTTGCGCCAGTCGCGGCGGATTTAGGCATTGCGTTCTCTAGCATAGCAGGATGGGCGGCAGAGCTAACTTCTCAAGGTGTGCCTACTGCCGAGGCGTTCTCGTATATGAAGGTTGCGCTAAACGAACTGTCTAAAACTGGCACAATAGCATCCGACACATTCGAGAAAGCTGCCGGTGTTACGTTCCCTGCGTTCATAGATGCTGGAGGCGATCTTGCAGGTGCGTTTGAGATCATCGACGATTACGCTTCTGATGCTGGAATAAGCGTCAAGGATATGTTCGGATCTATCGAGGCTGGCGGCGCTGTTCTTCAGGCAACCGGCGTACACTTCGATTCATTCACAAAGAAAGTCAATAACGCAGAGGAAGCAGGCGGTAATACTAGAGCTGCCTACGAAGAAATGGCGGCTGGCGTTCGACATGAACTCGATAAGCTGGCTGTATGGTGGCAGAATCTTAAGCTAGACATCGGTGGCGACCTCACTGAGAACTTGCAGGATCTACTCGGATGGCTCAAAGAGAATCAGGAAGCTATCGGCGACGGAATGAAGGCAGTATTTGATGGGATCGTTGATGGCCTAGCTTGGCTGAAGGATAACGGCACGGCGGTTAAGAACGCTCTGATTGCCATTAGCGTCGGGCTTGCTGCGATTGCAATCTATACGAATCCTCTTCTAGCTGTAGCGGCTGCCATCGGCGCAATCGTATTCGAGCTAAACAAAGCAGACACGTCTACACTGACACATAGCTTTGACACCTTGCGCGAAAGCGTATCGGCGTTCTTGGCTCTAGTCGATCAGACAGACCAGGGCGATGTTACACAGTTCCTTAACAATTACCGCGCTGCTGTTCTTAAGGCCGGACAAGATACATGGGAACTAGGCCAGATAGGAGACGACGTATACACTGATTTCGTTAATCAGGTTCTCGCGTTAGATGAAGCAGTATGGGATCTTGATACTGAGAAGCAAGTAACGGCATTCATGGACGGAGCAGACGCCATTCTGTTGTCAGTTGACGCTCTGAAAATATACGCATCCACTAGCATAGACGCGAATACAAGAGCGGCTGAGGCGGCGGCTAGAGGCTCACGAGTAATCGTAGAAGCGTTGGAAGACGAACGCGACGCACTTGGTGAGACATCGACGGCGGTTATAACGCACTCGCAGATTGTCGCTGAAGCTATCGAAGACGAACGCGAAGCAAGAAGCAGCTTAACTGCTGATGAGATAGCAGCGTTGGATGCTTCTATGGCTGCAAAGACCGCGGCGATTATCCGGCATAGAGAAGAAGTCGAAGCATGGAATGAGAAGTGGAAGAGCATAACGACCGATACAGTCGCTGACGTTCTGTGGACGATCACTACCGCGCTGGCTGATGAAGAAGCTACCTACGAAGAAACAAGAACCAAGATAACCGGCATCATCAAAGATGGATTCAACGACATGGTTAACGCCATCGTGCGATCTGGTATCGACTCGGCTACCGAGTGGGTTGTAGATCAGTTGTGGATTATGGCAACAGAAGCAGAACTAGCGTCGGCTGCGACCAGCACGGCGTTGGGTGGTATCCTGTTGCCGCTCACTGCAATCGCCGGGACGTTGACTGTTCTCTCTGATCTAATATCCGGCAAAAGCACAGGAGTTCAAGGCCTGAACAAGTGGCTGACCAATCTCATATACGGTGCTGGCACATACGAAGGTAACCAATTTGGGAATGTAACTGTGACGCCGAACGCGCCCGGTTTCGCAGATGGCGGGATAGTTCCTGGTCCGATAGGTTCACCGATGAATGCAGTCGTCCACGGTGGCGAGGAAGTATCAACTCCTGAGCAGCAAGCAGCTAGAGGAATAGACTACGAGCTGCTAGGCCAAGTTGTAACAGCCGGTTACATCGACGCGATTACAGAGATGGGCGGAACAGGTTCTAGCAGTTCATCCGCTGACCTACGCACGAAGTTGGCACAGCTTCTATACGATCCACTTCAGGTTGAGGCAGAACGGCGAGGAGGCACAGCATGAACGGGCGGCTATGGCTAGGCGTTGAAGGATCTGAGACGCTGTTCGAGACGGGATGGAGTGCCTTCTTTGAAGAGGACTTTGAGATCAACCGAAGGGGCAGGGTTGCAAATGGTGATCTAGTTATCGACACGATAGCGACGAAGAAGAGATTCAAGATGAAGTTCTCGGCAATCTCACAGACCAACTTGGACCTGTGGATGACGCAATACAATCTAGGCGTTGCGCTGAACTTCAAGGTGGAGCGAGAGGATCTATCAGTGGACGAATATACGGTGAAGTTTGAACCGATGAAGAGGACGCGATTGCTTGCGATGGATCAATGGTTGTGGAAGGGCGTGTCATTCACGCTTGAGGAGGTTTAGATGCCTGAAGAGATGGAGATGGCTGGCGACGGGTACGTTGCCGCTGCCGGATGTACGACTACTGTGAAGGCTGTTGTGAGAGATGCTAACGGCAAGGTAATTGCTGATCTTGGAACGATAGTAGGGCCGCGAACGAAGGAAGAAGGGCGCAAGACTGACAAGCTGTTGAAGAAGCTGAAGGTTGCGAAAGTTAAGGAAGACAAACGATTAAAGGAGATGAAGCATGGCTGATAGCGTATTGGTTGTAACTAGCGGATTGACGATTATCACGACGGCACTTGTCGCACTAGCGGCAGCGGCACCGAAGTTTGCACAGTGGGGCGTTGGGACTACGGTGCCAAATGCAGCCGATGTTGACCTTGAAGACAAGACTGACTGTAACGAGGCGCGAGTCAACGATGACTATGCAGTGACGACAACTACGCTGACAGACGATACCGTTAGCGCGGGCGCGTTGATTACGAAGGCAGCAGCGGGAGCGGCCATCACTGAGGTCGGACTGTTCAACGCGACGGATGCTGGTACGCCGCCTGACGGTGATACCATGTTCCTGCGTGCTACATTCAGCGCGATAAACTTGGTCGTCGGCAACTCAATCGACTTCACGATTGACACCAAGTTTGTACCTGTGTAGGAAATGTGGCGCGGGGTTCACGCCCCGCGCTTCCACGGAGGTGAGAGATGACTACCTTGGCTGCCCCTACCGGCAATGATATACAAGATGAGTTAGCTGCGAGCTATACGCGGGGGACTGATACGACGATAACGCTTGATGACGGGGCCTCCTTCGTCAACTCAACTCCGTTGGGACACGTTGTTAGGATAAACAGCGGATCTAAATGGTGTCTGGTTATATACGATAACAAGACAGACGTTGATACGCTAGAGATGAGCGCGGTCGATGATTACGCGCTGGCTGTCAATCTCGGAGGCGGCGCGGCGGTTGACGAAGTATTCCCTATAGGATCGACGGTTGAGTTGGTTTGCGCGGCTGATGAGATCAAGCAGGTAATGGATAAAGTTGACGCATTGACTACGGTTGCTACCGATGCAATCTGGGACGCAGCCGGTGATCTAGTCCAAGGCACTGGCGCTAACACAGCCGCGAAACTTACAAAAGGAACGGCCCTTGCGTTATTGAAGATGAACGCAGGTGGAACGGCTGTAGAGTGGGGCACAGCAGGGAATATAGCCTTCCCAGCAACTGCCGTTCCGAGCGCAGACGCGAACACATTGGATGATTACGAGGAAGGGACGATTACACCTGCGTTTCTAGTAGTATCAGGAACAACTGATTTTACATATTCGACGCAGTCTGGATATTATACAAAGATTGGCAACATTGTATCGTGTGCAGGCAGGGTAAGTATAACGAGCAAAGGTAGTTCATCTGGGAATAATATACAGGTTACTGGACTGCCATTGGCCTGCGCGAATGATGGCACAACTAACTTCCCAGTAGCGTTTCGATATACTGGAATCTCGTTCGCCAATGTTATTATGGGTTTCGCGAGCAGAAATGAAACAGCAATAAACTTTGAGGAATGCACAGAGGGAGGGACTGCCACAGCAATAGTGCTCGCTGACCTCGCCGCCGCATCTGATGTTATGTTCCAGATCAACTATCAAACATAAGGAGTGGTGATGGAAAAACGACAACGATTTCACCATAGCGTATCAGAAAATGGCAATCTTCAAGCGCGGATTGTGACTGAGTACGTCGATGGCGAGATAGTAAAGAACAAGACGTATAGCGACCCTGTTTCCCCGACAGATGCGAAAGACATGACCGGCTGGGATGATCTGTCTAAGTCTATTGTCATCGCGATAACAGACAAGAAAGTGCTGGCAGATTTTGAGATTGAGAAGCAAGCACCAAGTGGTAATGGCATCGAAGAGATCGTGAGGTATGACCGGACTCTTGACGATCTTGGGCGTATATTCATTCGGCGCGTTACTCGGATCTATGACAATGGTATTGAGGTGTCAAAAAAATTCCATCGAACATCCATAAACCCAGGGCAAAACCTTGCCGGAAACGATGTAATGTCAACTGCCCTTGCCAAGTCCTTGCACACGCCAGAAGTGATTGCGGAGTACAAGGCATGGGACGCCGAGATAGCGGCGAGCTAAGGAGACTACTATTTACGGCAGAAATAAATATGGCACAACGAGATACGGCAGCACTGGCGAAGAAGTTACTACCTTTGACAAGACGCTATCTGCCGTCATCAATGCCTCTGGCTCGGTTGCACGCGCAGTAAGCAAGTCGCTTGTCGGAACGGTCAACATATCCGGCACAGTCGGACGGGCAATCGCAAAAGCCCTAGCCGCGACTGTCAACATATCTGGCACGGTTTCACGAGCTGTAGCGAAGGCGCTTGCCGCAACGGTCAACGTCTCAGGCTCATTGACGAAGTTGAAGACCGTCTACAAGTCACTCGCTGCAACGGTCAACGTATCGGGCGCGGCAGCAAGAAGCGTCGGCAAATCCCTCGCAGCAACGGTCAACATATCAGGAACAGTTGGACGCGGAATCGGCAAGGCTATCGTTGCGACTGTCAA